CGGCTCGCGTCATCAGACGCACTCGCTGCATAAGCGGAAGAAGTTGCCGCCACTTGCCGACCGGATCGTAATGCCAAAGCATCTCGGCAAAGTCGCTGTCGGCAAGTGGCGGCAACTTCTTCCGCTTATGCAGCGAGTGCGTCTGATGACGCGAGCCGACATCGAGGCTCTCGCACGTTACTGCGATACCTACGAATGGTGGCTTGCCACGCGTGAGATACTCAAGCGTGACGGTTGTACCTATCCGATTCTCAACGACGGCGGCGAGGTAAAGTACATTGCCCAGAGGCCGGAAGTCAGCATCGCCCACAAACTCGCCACGCAGCTCCGGCAGCTCGAGCAAGACTTCGGCCTCAACCCCTCGGCCAGGTCGTCGCTCGAAGTCGAGCCAGAGCAAGAGCACGACGCTGACGCAGCCGACATCCTGTTTGGCTGACTGCCGCTGTGCCAGCTGCAAGGCGGTGGCCTTTTTCGAGCGATACTTTACGCACGCCAAGGGCGAGTTAGGCGGCAAGCCGTTCGCGCTTGAGCCGTGGCAGCGCGACTACGTGCGTGCGTTGTTTGCCGAGCAAAACGGCCAGCGAAAGATCCGCACCTCGCTGCTAGCGTTGCCACGCAAGAACGGCAAGTCATCGTTGTGTGCCGGCATCGCCTTACGGCTGCTGCTCGAGGACGAGCCAGGCTGCGAAGTCTACTCGTGTGCTGCGTCTCGCGATCAAGCGCGTCTTGTGTTCGACATGGCACGCATTGCCGTCGAGCAGTCGCCGATACTCTCGCAGCACCTTACGGTCTACCGCTCGGCGATTGTGCGAGAAAAAACGCACGCCACGTACAAAGCTCTGTCGGCCGAGGCCGGCATTCAGCACGGCCTTTCTGCTCACGGCGTCATCTTTGACGAGCTTCACGTCAGCAATCGTGAGATGTGGGAAGTGATGCTCTCCAGCCAGGGTGCAAGGCGGCAGCCGCTAACGGTCGCACTGACAACGGCCGGCTATGACCGCAAGAGCGTGTGCTGGGAAGTCTGGCAGTACGCCGAGGCAGTGAAGGCAGGTTCGATTAAGGACGCAACGTTTTTGCCGGCGATTTACGCAGCTGGCATTGAAGACGATTGGAAGGACGAACGCACGTGGGCAAAGGCAAACCCAAATCTCGGTGTGTCAGTAAAGCTCGACTTTCTGCGAAGCGAGTGCGCCCGCGCAGTCGAGATGCCCACATACGAAAACACGTTCCGGCAGCTGTACCTGAACCAGTGGACGCAGCAGGACCAAAGGTGGTTGCGGATGGACCACTGGATGCAGGGTGCACAGCCCTGCCCAGTAGACCTACGAGCACGGGAATGCTTCGGTGGCCTCGACCTTGCGACGACTTTTGACACGACGTGCCTGGCTCTCGTGTTTCCGCTCGATGACGGCACAGTGTGGTGTGAGCCGCACTTTTGGATTCCCGAAGAAAACATGCGGCAGCGGGTGCAACGCGACAAGGTGCAATACGACGTGTGGGCTCGGCAAGGACACCTGCACCTGACGCATGGCAACGTTACCGACTACGACCAGGTGCGGGCCGACATAAACGAACTGACAACGAAATACAACGTGCGTCAGATTGCCATCGACCGTTGGAACGCGACGCAGCTGGCCACGCAACTGCAAGGAGACGGCATCGACGTTGTAGGCTATGGCCAGTCTTACGGCAGCTTGTCGGCGCCGTCAAAGCAGCTTGAGGCAATGGTGGTTTCCAGCAAACTACTGCACAACAATCCGGTACTTGATTGGCAGGCTGGCAACGTCGCAATACAGCAGGACCACGCAGGCAACATTAAGCCAAGTAAGCAAAGAAGCACAGAGCGTATCGACGGCATTGTTTCGCTCGTCATGGCGTTAGGGATTATGGCCACGGCCACGACAAAGCCGGAACTAAACTGGGACATCATCGAACTATGAGCGACCTTGCCGATTACCGCATGTACGATCTTCGCTCAGTGGATTGGACGGCCAGCAGCAACCGCACGCCAAGCGGCGTTCGCGTGACTGCCGACAACTCGATGGCCTGCTCGGCGTACACGGCGTGCATCCGAGTGATTAGCGATGCAGTGTCGTCTTTGCCGCTTCACTTGTTTGAGAAACTGCCAGACGGTGGCAAAGTCAAAGTCAGCAGCCATCCGCTGTACCGGTTGCTGCACACGCAACCAAACCCGTGGCAGACGGCTCAGGAGTTTCGCGATTGGATGACCGGCATGTATCTGCACTACGGTGCCAGCTACGCCGAGATCCTGCCTGGTGCTCGAGGTGCTGTCTCTGAGCTATGGCCGCTGCATTCGAGCCGCATGGAAGTCGAGCGGCTGGAAAACGGCAGCGTGCGGTACCTGTACCGCGAGCCGGATGGAAGGCAGACGCAGTACAGCCAAGAGCAGATCTTTGCTCTTCGGTTCACCACCGAGGATGGCGTCAAGCCGATCCCGACCTACCGGCTGTTCGCCAACGTCATCGGCCTGGCCAAAGCCTTGGAAGACCACGCGAGCACCTATTTCGGCAACGGTGCACGGCCAGGAGTCATTCTCGAAAGCGACAACCCGATACCGGTAGAGGCGGCCGAGCAGCTGCGGCAGAACTGGGAACGTATCCACCGTGGTGCAGATCGTGCGTTTCGCACGTGTGTGCTGCCGAACGGCGTAAAGGCCCACGAGCTAAGCGGCAGCAACGAAGCGGCGCAGATGCTTGAGTCGCGGCAGTTTTCCGTGATCGAGATTTGCCGTGTCTTCCGCGTGCCGCCGCACATGATTCAAGATCTGACGCGTAGCACATACAGCAACATCGAGGTGCAAGGCACCGAGTTTGTCCAGCACTGCCTGTTGCCGCATCTGAAACGGTGGGAGGCGGCCATCGCTCGCGATTTGATCGTGGACGACGAGCGGTACTTTGCCGAGCACAGCGTCAGCGGCCTGCTTCGCGGCGACCACACAAGCCGTGCCAGCTACTACGTGTCTGCACTGCAAAACGGCTGGATGACGATCAACGAGGTTCGCGAGCTCGAGAACCTAAACCCCATTGACGGCGGAGACGTGCACTTTGTGCCAATGAATATGCAGACGCTTGAGCAGATGACCGAGGAGCCAGAGCCGGCACCAGAGCCAGAGCCGCCGCAGCCACCAGCGTTGCCAGCTGAGCCAGAGCCAGAGCCGCCGGCCGAGCAGCTCGACCCCATTGACGACGAGGAGCAGGACTGATGTCAGACAACATCGAACGGCGAGAGTGGGAACTCGAAGAAGACGATCTAATGATCGAGGAACGCCAGCCAGGTCAGGCGGCAATCGTCGGTTATGCGGCACGCTACAACCGGCTTAGTCTCGATCTGGGCGGGTTTCGCGAAGAGATCCTTCCGGGTGCATTCGACAAGATTCTCAACCGGCAGCGTGCGAAAGCAGACGTGGTGGCACTGTACAACCACGACAGCAATATGGTGCTCGGTCGCACGGCGAGCGGTACGCTCGAGCTTTCGAGCGACGACAAAGGGCTCAAGTACCGCGTTGTTCCACCGGCCAGCCGACAAGATGTGATGGATCTCGTGGCTCGTCGTGACGTGACCGGCAGCTCGTTCGCGTTTACGGTCGACCGCAAGACTGGCGAAGCATTCCGGCAGACAGAGGACGGCAAGACGATTCGGCAGATCCGCGAGGTGAGCGGATTGTACGACGTTGGGCCGGTGCTGGTGCCGGCATACCCTTCAAGTTCTGCTGCCATTGCTCAGCGTAGTTACGAAGCATGGCTGGCCGAGCAGCAGGAACAGCTGGACAAGCAGCAGGAACAGCCGGCCGAGGTTGTAGCACGATCTTTCATGGCCAGTGTGGCCGCTGCTGTTGCCTCCGCTCTAAGGATGAAGCTGCGTGGCTGAACACCCTAAGTGTAAGTGTGGTTGCCGCATGGTGACTCGCTCAAGCCGGTCTATCGGCTCTGAGCAACAGCGTTACATACGCTGCCCAAAGTGCGGTGCGCGCGGCACCGTATTTGTGCACACAACAGTTTCTGCGGTTCGCATCTGCAAGGGTGGGTATCGCACGTCCTAGGTTGGCTTCTATCGCACACGCCGCATGCCGCGGCTTGATAGGAGCTAACAATGGACAATCTGAAGAAGCTGCAGGACGAGGCGGCCGAAATCGCCAACCGCATTGACGCCGTTCGCGCGATGGAGTGCGAGAGCGACGCGGATATTGCTGCCCGTGACATGGACCTAACGGCTCTCGTCAAGCGAGCCGACGACATTACCGGCAAGATCGACTTTGAGCGGAAGGTGATTGAGTCGGCTAACAACATCCGCAGCGTTGTTGATCGCTGCACGCCAGCCCGCGAGCAGGAAGAGACTCGCCAGGTTGCTCGCATCGAGCCAGTTACCTACAGCCGCAAGCTGCGGGCGTTCGACAACCCAGAAAGTGCCTACCGCGTTGGCAAGTGGTTGGCCGGCACGTTTCTCGGCGATGCCGACGCCAAGCGTTGGTGCCTCGATCATGGCGTCGAAAGCCGCGCAATGGGCGAAAGCACGACCGCTGCCGGCGGCTTTGCTGTGCCAGAGGAAATGAGCTCGCAGCTGATTCGCCTAGTGGAAACCTACGGCGTGGCACCGAGCGTTATGCAGAGCGTGCCGATGGCCTCGGATACGCTGCTCGTGCCCAAGAGGCTCACCGGCGTGACCGCAGCGTGGATCGGCGAAAACAGCGAGATTACGACCAGCGACCCAACCGGAACGCAGGTGCAGCTAGTAGCCAAGAAGCTTGCCAGCGGCACCCGCGTTGCTCGAGAACTGCTGCTCGATTCCGTGATCGCTGTCGCTGACTGGCTGGTGCAAGAGCACAGCCTGGCCCTGGCCAAGAAGACCGACGAAGCGGCGTTTAACGGTGACGGCACCAGCACCTACGGCGGCATCCAGGGCATCACGACCAAGATCGACGATGGCACGCACACTGCCAGCGTTGTCGGGGCCGCAGTTGGCAACGACAGCTTTGAAAACCTTGACCTTGCGGATTTCTCTAAGGCTCTCGGTGCTCTGCCTCGCTACGCTCTCGGCGGTGCCGCCTGGTACATCTCGCCGGCCGGATACCACGCGAGCATTGAGCGTCTGCAGCTGACTGCCGGCGGAAACATGGCTGGCGACATTGCCAGTGGTGGCCTGCCTCGGTTCTTGGGTCTGCCTGTCATCCAGACGCTTGTCATGGACAACACGCTGGGTGACGACGCTGGCGTGATTAAGGTGCTTGTCGGTGACGCAGCCTTGGCTGGCATCTACGGCATTCGCGACCAGGTTGCTATTCGTAGCACCGAGGAGGAGTACGCCAGGTTTGACCAGACGGCGTTCTACGCGACGATCCGCGTCGATTACAACTGGCACTCGCTCGGTGACACCAGCGAAGCCGGCCCGATGGTTGCCCTTAAGACCACTGCCTGAGACTAGGAGAAAAACGTGAACAATCTCGAAGCATCGAAGACCGCAGCCAAGCTCAGCAGCGGTGACATTGCGACCAACGCCACGCACCAGCATGCCATTGACACTTTGGGTTTCGACTACGCGTCTATCGACGTTGTTTTCGAGCCGGTCGCTGCCGCTGGCACCAACTCGAGCGTGGCCGTGGCTCTGAAGCTGCAGCAAGGCGACACGACCAGCAGCTACGCTGACGTGACGGCTTTTGTTGGCGGTGGGGCCGGCGGGTTTACCGTTCCAACGCCTGCCGACACCGACAGCTCGACTGTGGTGCGTTTTAACGTCGACATGCGTGGCAAGCAGCGTTACCTGAACGTGTTCGCTACGCCGAACGTGGCTTCGCCGGTCGTCTCGGTCGCCCGCCTGGGCAAGCCAGAGGAGGCACCGGTTGCGGCGTCTGACGCTGGCGTGGCAGTGTTTGTGTCCGGCTGAGCCTTGACACGCGCGGCATGATGTTAACAAGGATGGCCGGGCACGGAGGCCCACTCCGGCCCGGCCGTTTTCTTTGGAGAACACACATGCTGGTAAAGGTTGGAAACACCAACGTCGACGTGCGAGTCGAAGCCGTGCTATCTGTGCCACGGCTCGGCTTCATGGACAACTTTTTCACGTGGGCTCAAGCACTCACGCCGCTAGGCATCCGGCCTACCAAAGTGACCGGCGCATTCTGGGGTCAGTGCCTACAACGTGTGCTTGAGCAGTTTGTGGACGACGCCGAGTACCTGGTAACCATCGACTACGACACGTTTTTCAGCCAAGCCGACCTCGAGCATCTGATGGCTTTGGCAATGACGTTTCAGTGTGATGCCGTGACCGGCTTGCAAACTAAACGAGAAGACGGCAGGCCCATGCTGACGCTGAAAGGCATGATGGAAAACCCGCCGTCGGCAGGCAGCACGCAAGTGCCGCGCGATTGGTTTAACGCGCCGGTGCAGGAAGTCGACACCATGCACTTCGGATGCACGGTAATCAGCACAGCGGCACTAAAGCGGACGCCAAAACCGTGGTTTCTTGGCGTGCCAAACGACGATGGAGAATGGGGTGATGGCCGCCGCGACGACGACATTTTCTTTTGGGAGAACTTCCGCAAGGCCGGCAATCGCTGCTACGTCTCGCCTCGCGTGATTCTCGGCCACGGCGAATACATGGTGACGTGGCCCGGCGAGCAGCTGCAGCAGCCGGTCTACCAGCACGCGACCGACTATGTGACGCACATGAAGCCACCGGAAGGCGTCTGGAAGGTGGAACGATGAAAGTGCGATTTATAAAGTCGCTACGCGTCTACCGCAGAGGCGACGTGGTTGACCTGGGCGACGGTGAGGCGAACGTGCTGATCGCTCGCGAGATCGTTGAGCCGTTCACTGAGCCGACGATGTTTGAGGCTGCGGCCGTCGAGCACGAGACGCGTACAGCCGCTGTGAAGCGAACACGCAAGCGAAGGGTGGGGGAATGCGATACCGAAGCCTAACGGTAGAGACGCCGCCAGCAATCGAGCCGGTGACACTCACAGAGGCCAAGCAGCATCTACGCGTCGACATTGACGACGACGACACGTACATCGAGGCTCTGATCGTCGCGGCTCGGCAGTACGCCGAAGAGTACCTTGACCGTGCGTTGATCTCGCAGCAACTGACGATGCGGATGGATACCTTTCCGTACGAGTTCGAGCTGCCACGGCCGCCAATGGCCACGAGCGGAACGCTGACGGCCACGGCCATCACGTACGCTCTCGATCCTGGCTCAGCGTCCACGGCCGTGCCGACGACTACCACGCTGGCAACGTCGCAGTACCGCGTTGATCGAGACGACACGCCGGGCCGCATTCGCACGGTCTACAACGGCACTTGGCCAAGCCACCTGAGCGATCCCAACTCGGTGACCGTCACGTGGTGGGCCGGCTACGGTGCCGCTACCAGCGACGTGCCGCAAGCGATTCGAAACGCGATGCTGATGATTGTGGGCCATTTGTACGAAAGCCGCCAAGCTGCTGTAGCCACGGGTGCTGTTCCGCAGGATGTCCCTTTTGGCGTCAAGGCTTTGCTCAACACGGCAAAGTGGGGATCGTACTCATGATCTTGCCAGGCCAGCTACGCGAGCGCGTCACTGTCGAGCAGCCAGGTCGCACTACTACGACTCTTGGAGAATCGCAGCTGACGTGGAGCACCTACGCGACACGATGGGCAAGCGTTGAAGGCGTCAGTAGCCGCGAGGCGTTGCAGTATGGGCAGCAGCAGGTGGAAATAACTCACAAAGTGCGAATGCGATACCTCGACGGGCTCACGTCGGAAATGCGGCTGCAGTGGCGAAGCCGTACGCTCGACGTGGTGAGCGTGCTTGAGTACGGAAACCGCAGCGAACACGTTTTGATTTGCCAGGAGCAAGTGGCATGAGCATCGAAATGGAAATCGCATGGCCAACCCTCAAGGAGTTGCAGCAGGCTTTTAAGTCACTTCCAAGCAATATTGCAGCCAAGCACATGGCCGCAGCTCTTGGCCGAGCAATCGACCCGACGTACAAGCTGATTCGAAAGCTGACGCCAAGAGGACCGACTGGCAATCTGAAAAAGGCCGTCCGCAAGAAGACAAAGCGATACGTCAAGGATGGATCTGGCGTGGCTGTTGCCGGTTACACCAAAGCACCTAGAGGAAAAGTAGACAGAAAAGCCAACGAGCGTGGTGGGCACGCCCACTTTGTCGAAAAAGGCACTAAGGATCGTCGCACAGAAGGACGCGTAGCGTCTTCCTTTGGTGCACGACCTTTTACGATTGTGCGAAGGAAAGGCGGTGCTTTGGTTACAAAGCCTAAGCCGCCAAAAGGATTCCTAAAAGGAACAACCTTGGGCGAGCAAGTTGATCTAGGAAAAATGCCAGTTGGCGGAAAGTCTGGCGTGCCACCGATTCAGACAGCGTTTGCCAGAACAAAAACCACAATGTCGGCGGACATGCGAAAAGAAATGGCAGCAGGCATTGTCAACGCTACGCGAGAAATGGCTAGGCCGTTTCGGGGAGGCAAGGCACGCTGATGGCAATCCGATACCCAGACGCAGTAATCAGAAACGCCCTGATGTCCGACGCTAGTGTGACGCAGCACGTTGGTCACCGGATTTATTCCCAATACGCTTCGCCGGCCGATAACGTGCCATTTATCGTCACCCGTCGAACAGGCATCGAGCGAGAGCAAACGCTTTCAGTGCCGATGGGCGTTCCTAGGCTGTCGATGGACCTCGACATTTACGCGGCTACCTACGAAAGTGCTCGAGACGTTGCCGATGCCGTGCGTGACGTTCTGGATGGGTTCTATGGAACTTTCGACAATACAACTGTGAAGCAAGTCTCGCTCGAAGACGAGCAAGACGAGCTGGTGCAGATGGCTGGTAGTGAGAAGCCGCCAGCTTTCAATATACGCATGAGTTTTGATATTTGGTGGCAGGAGACATAGCAGATGGCCAGCACGCCACATGACAGCAGCGGCACAACGCTCGTTTTCGACGGCACGACGTTCACCGTCACAAACGTGACGCTCAACTACAACGATGTCCGCGAGCGAATCGACATCAGCCACCTGGGCCAGACGACCGGCGAGCAAATCGCTAGCCAAGACGCTCCGCTTGTTGGCACCGTCGATGATACTGGAGTGGAAATCAGCTTTGACTACATCGGCACCACAGAGCTCGAAGGCAACACCAGTGGCACGCTAACGGTCGGTGGTGGCCTTACGTTCAGCCGTGGCGCAACCGTGGCCAGCAGCAGCGTGACGCTTGCCGTAAACGACGTGATTCGCGGATCGGCAACCCTACGCGTCGCGGCCAGCTAGTCGCGGGAGGCTCCCGTGGCAACGTCATCGCAAGGCATTGCGTTTAGTTTTAACGGCTCGCCAGCAAGTGAAATACGCGGCTTGTCGTGGAACGTCGGCGGCGGCTACACGATGGGGCGCAGTGTTGGCTATTTGCCGGAGGCGGGCTCAGTAAGCATCCAGACTCTCGGTGCTATTAGCACTGCAATTTGGGGAGTTCTTGGTACGCTTACAATCACCGGCGGCGGCATGGCGTTGTCGGTCACAGCAGTTTGCACAAACGTCTCTGCGTCGGCCACGCTTAACGGCGTAACGGTCTACAGTGCAGAGTTTTCAATCATTACGTGAGGAACTAATGGATCTTCGGCAAGCAATCATTGAGGCACAAGACAGTGAGTTGCGAAAGGTGCATGTGCCGGAATGGGGAGTCGACGTTTTTATCGGCGTTATGACTGCCGGCGAGCGTGACAGCTGGGAGAATGAGTGGCTGCAGAAGCAAGGCAAAGGCGGCGTTGAAAACTTCCGTGCGAAGTTTTTGGCACGCTGTCTGTGCGACGAGGACGGAAAGCGGCTGTTTGCGGTCAACGAGTCAGACGAACTTGCCAAAAAGGCAGCTTCTATCGTCAATCGGTTGTTTGATGTGGCACGCGAGCACAATGCACTGACCGGCGAACAAGTCGACGAGTTGGCAAAAAACTAAACGCCCGGCCGAGCAGACGTTTTCTCTTTGCTTTGGCCGGGCACCTCGGAATGACGGTGCGAGAGTTATGCACACGCATGGACAGCCGAGAACTCAGCGAGTGGTATGCCTACGTTCATCACTTTCGTGGGCCTCTCGACAGCCCCTGGCAGCAAGCTGGAACCATTGCCTCTGCAGTGCTGGCACCGCACCAGGCTCGTGGCAGACGTTCAAAGCCGTCCGACTTTGTGCCTGTCGCCAACGCACCGCAACACGAAACGCAGCTGCAAGCCACGATGGACGAAATCATCAAGCGGCTAGGAGGCTAGCGTAATGGCCACCACTGCTCTCGGCCTAGCGTTGCAGATCTCGGCCAGCACGGCCGGACTGGCAAAGAGCGTCAACGACGTAAACGCCAAGCTTGATTCTATGGCCGAGGCCGGCAAGAAGTCCGCAAAGGATCTTGCCATTCTTAAGACCATTGAAATCAGCCGTGCGTTAATAGACGGAGTAACTGCACTTGCCAACGTGCTTTCCTCTGCTGCGTCTGCGGCAAAAGGTTTGTTTGATGACAGCCGCAACGCGATCGACGCTATAGGCAAACTTGCAGACCAGACCGGTGTAAGCGAAGAAGCCATTCAAGCGTATTCACTTGCAGCGCAGCTTTCTGGCGTTAGTACTGAACAGTTTGCTAAAAGCCTGCAGAAAATGACGATTCGGCTAGGCTCAATCGAGGAAGGTGCCGATTCCGATCCTTTCGCAAAACTGGGGCTATCTGTCTCTGAACTTCAAAAGCAGGACGCTGCAGCTACGTTTGAAAGTATTGCGGAATCTATCGCAAGTTTGTCGACAGATGCAGAGAGAGCAGCTGCCGCAAATCAGATTTTCGGCCGCACCGGCGTAACTTTGCTGCCGCTGCTCAATCAAGGTGCCGAAGCTCTTAAGGCACAACGAGAAGAGGCCGAGGCTCTTGGCATTGTGTTAACCGGCAAGCAAGTCGATGCCGTCGAGGCAATGAACGACTCATTCACAAAGATCGGCGCAACGCTTGGCGGAATCGTCGCGCAGGTGACTTCATACCTTGCGCCGACTATTGAGAAAATATCAATTCAAGTCCTCGAAATGGTAAAGCAGATTGGCGTAGAAAACATTACTACGACGATAACCGAGGCTTTGTTTAGCTTTGCAGATTCATTCTTGAGTGGGCTAAAGGTTCTTGTCGAGGTGCTTGGCCAGATTGCCGATGGCGTTTTAGAGCTCCTTAAAAACCTTGGCGTAGTTGCAAAAAGTGCAGACGAAGAAGAGCTTGAGGCTGTTCGCAAACAGGCAACCAGAACTAGAATGCTGCCTGGTGGCCAGTTTGGAGGTGCTAGGCAGCAATTTGTTTTTGATCCTAATGAAGAGCAAAAAGCGCGCATTGCAGAACTTGAAGCACGCATTGCACAACGCGAAGAAATGGGCACAGCCGGGCTTTTAACTTCTGGCCTGGACGCTGTTCGCGAAACGCTTAACGAGACACGCGATGCCTTTGCAAACCCGCAAGCACCGCAAGAGTCTGTGGACGCGACCAACGGCGTGCAGCGAGCTGTCGAAGACGGCAACAGCCAGGTGGTGGAGGAACTGCAAGGACTTCGAGAAGACATGCAAACACCAGAGCCAGTGGCCTTAGTGGGGTGAGTCGTGGCGGTATTTTCCTTTCGCGAACTAACTGGGCGTGACTTCACTCACCGCTTTGGCGAGCCGCCAACTGCGTCTCGTCGGTTTGGGGTGACGCTCGACACGCCAGATACACCCACGCAGCAGATATTGGCTGCCATCGGCATACCGCACGGCGCGATCCACCCTGAGTACACGTTTCTTTTCTGCATAGAGGGTGCAGTCAAGGAAGCAACGCCTACGCCGTACCACGCAGAGGTGACTTATCGCTATGAGTTGCCACGGCTTGGTAGCGATGAGTTTGAGCCAAACCCGCTTGCTCGCGATCCGGTGTGGAGTTTTTCACCGACAACCACGACCGTGCCTGCGCTGACCTATTATGAAGGCGACGACAACAGCGACGAACAGGCACTTACAAACACCGCTGGGGATTACTTTGAGGGGTTGACCGTTGAGTCAAGCGAAACGCGTGCCGTCATTGTGCGAAATCTTCCGTTCTTTCCGGTGCAGCTGGCACAAGACTCCACAAACACAATCAACGCTGCCGACTACTTGGGTGCGCCAAAGTATTCGTGGAAGTGCCAGGGAATCGGTGCCGTGCAGAAAACAGAGCTTGTTAACGACATCGAAGTTAAATACTGGGAAGTGACTGCAGAGCTTCTGTACCGGCCGCAGACTTGGGTGCTAAAGCTGCCAAACGTTGGCTACAACTACTTGCCTGGTGGCACCGGACCAAAGGCACCAGTTTACGTGACCGACGCTGCACCCCTCAGCACGACAAACGGCGAAGACGTGCCGTCGCAAGCACCGCTGCCGCTTGAGCCTGACGGCGATCTGCGAACCAGTGGTGATCCTGACATCCTCGAGCGTCGGCCGTATCGGTCTTCTGACTTCTCGCTGCTTTTTGGGCAACCAACGTACTAGGTGCATTATGGTCGATCTTAATTACACGATAAACGGACAAATCAAAAAAGGCTCGCTGTCGCAGTCGTTTGCGGCCAGCGGCGTTACTGCCAGCATGGCCACAGCCGGCGTCGCATCGGTGACGCTCGAGTTGGGAACCACCACCAGCAGCGTCAGCACGGCCAACCTCGGTGCAGTTGGCGTGTGCTTCGCACGCTCATTGGCCACTGTCGAGACGCACACCGTGTCGTTTGGCCGAGTGGTGAGCAACACGCTACACGAGACGGTACGACTTAAGGCCGGCGAGGCTGCTGTCATGCGGCTGGCACCCGGCGACTACGCCGCCAAGTCTGCCGTCGAAGGCTCCCGCCTGGTGCTGACGATCTACGAGGACTGACGTGGCAAAGCAGACAGGCAAGCCAGATTCTCTGCAGCCCGTTTCGTTTACGCGTGCGGCTGCAAATCGCATTGCAAAGACTGTCAGCCGCGTTGAAGGCGAGGCAAGGAAGACTGAGCCGCTACGGTTTGGGCCTCGACAAAGGCCACGACCAGGCGGTGGCGACAAGGACATCTTTCGCACGGCCCGCTTTACCGGCTCGTGGAGCGTCGACAGCACTGCCACGATCGAGTTTACCAACAGCACATTCACGCCGCAGACGGCAACGGCGATCAACCTATTCTGCGGCATCGCCGATGGTGACGTGGGCGTGGCAAAGGATATCGAAAACGTTTGGCATCTGATCTCG